GATTGGTTTAAAACACGGACAGATAAAAAGACCGGTAAGAAATTTAAAGGTTGGGTCAACTGTAAGACAGGAGGGCCTTGTGGTAGAAAGAAGGCAGGTAAAAAAGGTTCTTCGTATCCAGCATGTAGGCCAACTCACGCTGCATGTAAAAAAATTAAAGGTAAGAAATATAAGAAAAGAGGTCCGAAGAGGCAGCAGTGGAAAAAGAAGTAGCCATTAAATATATACATGGCTCTAATAAAGATAGATACCGTATCAGTAAGTAAAGCTGATGAAAATGCTATAAAGCAGAATTATCTTTATAAGGATCTATTTTTGGATATAAAGAACTCTTACTCTTATAACGCTCAACTTAATAGAAAGGAAGAGCTAAAAGATGTGGCTGGGTTATATGATATAGAGGCTATTAAAAATAGTATCGCCAATGCTCTTTTAACATCACCTGGAGAAAAAATATTAAATCCGTTATTTGGAATTGATTTAAGAAGATATATATTTGAACCTATAGATGTATTTACACAAGAAAGTATACAACAAGATATACAGAGTAGGTTACCTAGCTTGGAACCAAGAATAGAGTTAGAACAAGTGGAGGTTCAGGCTCTAGAGGATGAGCAACAATACAACATTCAATTACAAATAAACGTTCCATCACTAAATGTATACGGTCTTTCACTTAGGTCAGTATTAAATAGTAATGGATATAACTTCATTTAAAAAATTATGGCTGATAAAAATAACGATTTTCTGGATTTTAATTTACCACAGGATGCTTACGCAGCTTTTGATGCAGTAAGTTTAAAAGATTTTATTGTAAAACGATTAAATGAAAATGAAAAGTTTACGGATCAAAATTTTGAAGGTAGTAATTTAGCCGCTGTAATAGATATAGTAGCGTACTCATACCACGTATTATTATTCTATCTTAACAATACCGCTACTGAGGTCTCTTTTGATCAAGCGACGTTATATGAGAATATGAACAAGATAGTCAAAACTATTGGCTACAAACCGTCAGGAAAACAAACTTCTTTAGCTTCAATTAACGCAACAGCCGCAGCCGGCTTAGCTACAGGTAATTACACTATAAAGAAGTATTCATATTTTTTAGTAGATAATATACAATATACTATGCTTAAAGATTATAGCTTTACTATATCAGAGGCCAAGGATCAGAGTTTAGATGTATTAAATGAAAATGTCATACTATATCAGGGATCCGTTGGTGAATATCCAGATTACACAGCACAAGGAAGTGAGTTTGAAACTTTAAATATAGTTGTAGATAATGTATTAGATAGTAATGATAGTAGATTTATAGCCGATAATACTATCAGCGTATATGTTAAGGAAGTTGAATCTGGATTATATTATGAATATAAAGAAGTTGATAGTCTTTATATTGCAGATAAAAATGAAAGAGTTTTTGAAAAGAGACTTAATGAAAACGGTCATTTTGTTATTAAGTTTGGTGATGGTGTTTCTGGGAAAATCTTAACGCAGGGTAGTACTGTATCGGTAAATTATATTTTATCTGATAATCAACGCGGTATTATTAGTAAAAACGCAATTAATGGTAATAAGTTATTTTCTTATGATAGCTCACGTCAAAGACAAATCTTTAACGATACTTATACTAATAAGGACTCCACTACCTTTATTACACCAGCTAATAACTCTCTACTTACATTTAATAACCCTAATAATTCTTCACCAGTATTAGAGGAAGAGACTGTTGATCAGATTAGAGAAAACGCTCCAAAGGTATTTAACTCTCAATTAAGACTAGTTTCTACTCAAGATTATGAATCCTTTATGGATAAAAGTTTCAATAATATAATTATTGATTCACGTGTAGTTAATAACCAGTCGTTTATAAATGAATATATTCAATATTTTTATAATATTTGCGTCGATCCGGATAAATCAAACAGAGTTTTAATAAATCAAATTAATTTTGCAGATAGTTGTGATTTTAATAACGTTAATATATTCACGGTTCCGAGATTCACAATAACTAATGACGGTGATTATCCTGTATTTTTAAGTAATTCTCTTAAAAATCTTATTATTGATTCTGCTAATGAAAGAAAGAGTCTTTCGCAAGAAGTAGTTCCACGAGATCCAATATATATGGCATTTGATTTAGGCATTTCTAATCAAAGTGAAGTAGTTTCAGAAATTAGTAAAGATACAACGTTGGTGGTTGTAAGAGAGTCTAGAAACAAGATAAACAGCGAGAGACTTAAGTCTCAGGTAAGCGCTGCTATTTTAAATTTCTTTGATCCGGTAGCAAATATCTTAGGACAAGAATTAGCATTAAACACTTTAACATCAACTCTCTTAAGTATAGAGGGTATTAAAAGAATAGAAACAAGAAATAATAGTGAAAATGTCTCCTTTAAAGGTATTTCTTTAGTCGCTTATAACCCCCTATACCCTACCGCAGATATAGAGTTAGTAAATCAAAACACAACGTTACCATATTTTAAGTTTCCATACTTTATTAATCCTAATTCTTTATCTAGTAAAATAATAGTAATAGATGAGTAAAATAAATACAACTTATGCACTATTCGAAGTACAGGATTATAAAAATGAAAGTGTACTTTCTTCTTATAATCTTGATATTACTCCCTTAACTTTTAAGGCAGATCTACCTGCTACAGATTTTTATTCTGATATTAATAAATTTGAAGCGTTATTTGACTTTGGTGATGGTACGGTAAGTGCAGGTTTAACTGCTAAACATATTTACTCGTTACCGGGTAGCTATAAGGTTAGGATGATAATTAGTGATTGTGAGAATAACTCTTTATTAGCCTCTTATTCTACTGATGTAAATATTTATGATTATATAGAAAATACGTTTACAGTAGATGTAGAAGGTGATACTCTACCATTATCAGCAGGTGAATTTTCAAAACCTATTACTATAACTAATAAAGCTCCGTTTTATCAAGATGTTAATAATATATTCTATTCTGTATCAGGGTTAACAATACCTAACTATTTTGATCTTAAACCTTATAAGTTTAATCACCTACATAAATATTACTCTTTTTACGAAAGGTCTTATATAGAAAATCTTTCAGCTTTTGAATATAACGAAATACCTTTTATAAACCTTAGCGGATCTAATATATATGTAAGGTTATCTGGTAATCAGATAGTAGGTGCTAAAAGTACGGATATTGGTAGTGTTTTTGTAGGTACTTCAGGTAGAGAATCGTACTATTTTTTAACAGATCAGCCTGCAAGTGAAAGAATAATAATCGACTTATTTAAAGATAGAAATAAAATTTTTAGTAAAAATACTAGTTTGGATTATTCGCTAAATAATTATAATAATAATTTATCTATAGCTTTAACAGCTAACGTTGGCACTACCACACTTTCTGCGAATTTAAGTTCTTTAACCATTAATGATAATGGGTTAACAGAAGAGGGAGACAACGAGGCACAAATTTTTAATATAAGTCCGGTACAGTTTAAAAAGGCACCTATACCTTTCTTTATAAAACCTACTAGTATATCTAATTATACGGTAAAAGAATTAACGTTAAATGGTAGTATTTCAGGTAAATTATATGATAGTAATAATCAAGAAGTAAATACAACTTACTATAGTATATCCAGTCTGAATAGCTCCATCTCCGGTATAGATACAGACTACTGGTTTTATGGTAATCTGACATACGATGACGGTCTTTCCGGATTTGATACTTTTACGCTAGGAGTTAGTGCGGAGTTTACAAACTCGTCTGAGACTTTTCTGTTGACCGGTGAAAGTGTTAGTTTTAGTATCTACCCTAAGGATTATTATTATTTCGCTAAAACGAATGAAGATGTTGACTATACTGAGATATTTAAAAGCTTGAGATTTCAAGAAATATTATTAGATAAAGATATTCTTTTTGATGATTTTATAGGATCTATTTTTGGTAATTTAACTTCTGCTAATTCGTCTCTCGGAAAGACATTAAATGAAAAAATCTTTAACTTTGTTAACAATAAAACTAATATCGATACTTGCGATTTAAACAGTCTTATTAATATTAGCAATCTATTAGATGAGTCGGCTAACGTCTACGATGAATCACTATTCAACTTTCCTCCAGAAGTAGTAAGATTGATGAGTTTGTTTTCAACTGATTATAATCAATTTAAAGGAACTGAAAACAAGTTTAAGGAAAACTTTAACGATAAGGGAATAGCTTCAAAAGATGTGTATGGTAAGAATCTAGGTGCCGAGCTTGATACTTATTCATATACAGTAACTGCTGGTATAGATATAGTAGCTTTGGAAAAGTTTAGTAATGGTTATTCTCTTTTAAATACCTATCAACCAATATGTGCAGTAGATACATTGCAATATAAGTTGAGTGAATTTAACAGCGATTGGGGATGGCCATTAGTGTTACCAAAGTCGTTTACTTCAACCGATTTATCTAAGTTTTACACATTTTATGAGTATACTTCAGGAGTTGAAGGAACTGTGTATGATGGTATAATAAACTACGCGGATGTTTTAAATACATTTGATACATCTACTGCATTAAGTAGTTTTAAGGGAGATAATAACATTGAAGATATAGCAATCCGTAACGCGTTGTTCAGTAGCTTATCTATAATCTAAAATAAATAATATTAATGGAAAATGTAATAAAAGGTTATCCTGAAGTACCACAATCTATTACTAATAGTAATGTATTAGATTCTAATGCTTTAGATCGAAACCAAGCCTTTTCTCTTATAGAATTTATCAAGGTAGTTTCGATAGAGTATGAGCCAGCTACATTACAAGAATATTATACAGTATATCTCAATAACTGGAATAATAAGATTAACAATAAAGGATCATCTAGTAGTAGTCTTATAATAGATAGGTACAGAGATTTTTTAAAGGAAATTACTATTAATTTTAGTAATACAACAGAAAAGAAATTTCTGCAATACCTTGATTTTGACGATAGTAATGATATAGCTATAGCAGTTTCATTTTTTAGTAGTAAGTTAAGAGAAGTTATAGAATATTATAGATTAGAGCGTGTTAATTTATACAACTCTTCAAGTAGATCTAAAACCAAAACGAGTAACTTCAATGTTGTTAAAAGTGCCTATAGTACAATACTTAATTTTCTCGGCAATCGTGAAGATAGTACAATAGATTATAATATCGGAAGTATAAAAAACAATATACGCGTTTCTTTAACTGAATACTTTGATGTATATACATCATACTTCAATCAAGAACCAGACGAAACAGATTATGGTAAGCATTTTTTAAGTTATAGTCCTGATGATTTACCAACTGATAATATATTTCTCTCTACTAACACGGAGTTAGTATCAGAGGTATTTAAGGATTATAGTGAAGTTTTAAAGCTATACTTAGAAGCAGATAGTATCTTCGATAATAAAAGAACTCTTACAGAAAAATATATCGGTACTGATTTTTATTATATTTCTTCAAATTCGACCGGGGAATATGTATATGATATTCTTATTAAAGCGGAGCAGCCGTATAGTAATTTTCTAAATCAACAACATCCTTCTACAGCTAGTATATTTGCTAATAAAATAAGTACAAAACGAGAGGCTGGATTTTTTAGACCTACTAACACAGGTATTAATGTTATACAGGCACCAGCTGTTGACTTTGAATTAAGTAAACAATACGAACCTGATAGTCTTTTTATATTTCCTGATCCGAAAGTATTTACTAATAATCAGGATATACTAGTTTTTAACATAGAGCCTAGTGATTTCTTTAAAAATATTTCTAGTGGAGTAGCTAAATTACAACCTACTACAAGTAAGGATGATACATCTTATATTGGTTATAGTTCTAAATTTGATAAAAGAACGGAAAATACAGATTTAGCATTTCTTTTTGATCAAGGCTACATAGATGATAGTAAAAAGGATCTTTTTGGAAATATTTTTGGTTTAGTAAAAGACAGTAATTACTTTAGAGATAATTTAACTATTAAAACCCCTCCAGCTATTAAGAATCTTATATTGAATGGTTATCAATTTTATGATAATTTGTACAATGAGGGTTTCAATTTTAATTATAATACTGTTGATGCAACTACTTTTACAGAGACGAAAAGGTCAGGCCTATCTTCGTTTACGAACGGATTAACTGCACGGGAAACAACTCCGTTTTTTCCAGCCTCTGCATATAATTTATTCTTTAGATATTTTTGCCCTTATGAAGAGCTTATAGAGCCTACTACTACTAACGTTGATTTTTTAAATAACAAGATTGAAACATCAGGTGTTATAGACGGTGCGTACTTTATGAAGTCTGATTCTGCTTTTTTACCAGACCCTACTTCTTCAGATTTAAGCGCTTTTTCTAATTCTACCCAGCAATTCTTTTACTCTGATTTAATAGAAGGTGGTGTTGCTAGCGTAACAGGCGGTTCCATACAACGTGCTTTATTAGATGATACTACTGCAGTTACTGAGAGTTTAACTGGTAATTTTTCCTTAAGTCTTCAACTTACTAGTTTAAATGAGTTGTATAGCAGTTACGAGGGGGGTAAATTTACAGATAGTTTAAATTTTAAATATGACATAGAACCTGAAAGTTATTTTTATGATGATACAGTTTTTGAAAACACAACTGTAGTTAATAACACGTCAGCAGCTTTTAGTAAATTTAACTCTAAAAAATTACAAGGTAAACTCTACGTTAAAAACACATCAACAAACACAGGAGGAGAAATTTTTGATTTGCTACCATACCTATCATCTAAGTATAGTACAGCTATTGTAGATAATCTTTCAAGTAAAGTATTAAATTTCGATTTAATGTATGATACACTATTCATACAAACAAGTAGCTACTTTGTGATTGAGCAATTAGAATTTAAAGATGGAGAGTTTAAAGATCCGTTTAATAATAATATTTCTCTACCCTTAAATACGAATAATTTTGATAAAATAAGTAATAGATTTAAAAAAGATCTTTATGTTTACTACTATCAACTTAAAGTTGAACAGGACTCAACACAAACAAAAACTCTGTCAGTTTATCCAGAAATATACGAGTATAGTTACATAGATAAAACTAATACAAAGATATTCCCAAAAAATAATTTAGAGCTTAGCAATAATATTAATAGATTTATTTTATCAGGTTATGATGTATTATATGATAAAGTTGATACCCCTGTCATTACTTATAGAGGTGATGTAGATACATTTAATTTGAGTTATTTGGTCAAAGATCAAAACATGTCACCAGTTATAGCTAGCCATAACTTTTTTATAGATAATA